AATCCGCTGTGCTCGATAATCCTGCGATGAGCTATATGGTGAATAGTGAACCGAAAATGGGCGAAAAGCATAAGGCAGCTGGTAGATTGTTCTATATGGCTGACAGAGAAATTAAGAGTTTCCTGAGTGCCGTTGAAAAGCTGACAAAAGATCTGTCATCAGGCCAGGTGGGCAATAGCATTGTTAGCAGCTATCACAAGAGAATGGCCCAACTGCAGGCAATGGCAATGGCAACAAAGGATGATGAGGATGACTTTGTTAATTACTTTGTATCTTTTGATATGTCATCATTCTCCAAGAAGTTCCCAGCAGCACTAATTAGAGTGATGGGCAATGTACTTGCTGAACTGACAGGAGATTCTGCACTGAAGAGACTGGATGTAATATTTAGAGCTGGTATAGTTTGTCACGCATCACGATATTATGAGGGTATGTTCGCAGGTGTCAAGGGAGGATTTGAAGGCTTCATGAATTTTATATGGACATGCTGCCATGTAACTGTCATGGAGATGGCACTCAGTGATACTAATCTAGTGGGGCTGGTCATGGCATACTCAGATGATGGACTGCTACAGATAAAAATACCGCGATCATATAATAAAGAGAAGAAACTATCCATATTAAAGCAGATAAAGAGAACATATGAAGATTGTGGTCTTATTTTCCACACTTACAAGACGCTATATGCACCAAATATATTTGAATATCTTGGTATGGTAGCAGTGGATGGGAGATTTATGGAGAACTGGGGAAAGGCTGCTGCAAACTTAGGCATCGTTGAAAGCACACCAATGTTTCGACCTTTCTTGGAAAGCTCTAATGTTATTGTTGCACAGGCATCTGCAGCAATTGAAGGTGGTGCACCTGTGGAATTTATATACTATCATATGATGGCCGAAATAAGCTTGCTAATACATAGGAAATTTCCGGACATGAGTGTGGATTATCACTGGGTTATGATGATGCTTCCAGTCAAGGCAGGAGGTATGGGAGTCCCCAATCAATGGGAATTGCAGATTACAAGTGAAGAGGAGAAAATTGGCTCATTCTTTCATCTAGTTAAGAATTTGTCAAGAGAACTACCGCAAAGCGTGGGAGACATCTTATCTGCTATTGATAAAGAGATGGATGATGATGAAGACCTAACAGCAGGCATACTCCGAGGGCAGAGGCTTAACACAGGAATTCCATCTATGTCATATGATGGACTGATGCAAGGTTTGGCTGAGAAGGCATTTGACAAATCCGGGCAAGACATGATGGAGAATCCACTTGATGAAAGAAGAGTACGCAGCATCATTCGCAACACATCTCTAATGGAGAACATAAATCCTGCACTCATGTCTCGATTCATCGACTCATGCCCAATGATGGAGACATATGCGAGTCACATGGAAGTGGCAAAGAGTAGAGGTGCATTCCATTTTATTGGTCGTTCACATGTAAAAAGTGCTCAGCGGAAAGACTCTGTAAGAGCAAAAAAAGCAATGGCCTATTGGAATGATGTATTCAACTTACAAAGCAACCTCAACCCAAAGAAATCACTAGAAAGTATAATCTTCAAAATGAAGTCCATAAGTTACAAGACAGGGTTTTCTGAGCCAAAGAGATCTGCGTATGACTTGTTAACTATAGGCAAGCGTGAGAATGATTCTTTAGCTATGGTGTCATATAATCGACATGCCGCAAGAATAATAACCAACCCAGCTGAAGACAAGAAGCTTGATGATGCTG